AATCTTACTTCCAGCATAAACGGCTAGTTTAATTGCCGATAACCACATATTAGATCCACTTAGCTTTTTTAGATTTCTCTTTTAGCATTCTTTTAGTTCCTCTTACTTCAACTTCTTCGCCAACAGCGATGTAGTTATAAGAACCATTAGAAGTTGTCTTTGATCTTGGGTCAATTTCAAGTTTCATCTTGTCTTCTGACGGGATCTCAACAATTTTATCTAGTTTTTCCATATTTTCTCCTTAATTAATTTATTTTAACTGTTTTTTTAGTTTTTGTCACTAGCCTTTCCTAAAAATTTCAACATTAGGCATCATGTCTTTAGCATTTGGAAGCGTTTTACTTAAAACAGTCTTCTCAATGGATGTATCAGCTCTCAAGTTAGCTAATTCTTCGTTCTGTTCAAGTTTATTTTCTTGATTTTGTTGATTCATCATTGCTCTCATCTTATCAAGGTTAAATCTTTGATCAGTATCTTTAGCTTTTCTATCATTTTCCATTGCTCTAAGGTCTAATTCTCTTGATCTTAGTTTAGCGATAGGATCATTGTCGAATTGTGAAGTAATTTTCTTCTCTTCATTCATAAATTCTTCCATCATCTCAGCAATCAGTTGAGCTTTTCTTGCTTCAATCTTCTGTTGTAACATCATAGCTTGTTGACCCATCTGTGGATTCTGTTGTGCCATCTGTTGCATCTGTTGTAATTGAATTAATTCATCTCTAAACTCTAATTCAATCTGTTCTTGAGACATTAAACTAATGTGTTCAAAAATATTTTTCTCTAACGAAGCCATAACCATTGGATTATTTCTTGCAATGTTTGTTGCCATGAAATTTAAGTGAGCTGTAATGTGTGCTCTGTGGTCTTGACCAGGAAAAGCTTGGTATTGTCTACCAGCTAATGCATCAATGTGTTCTAGTGCAGGATCTTTTGGTGTGGGTTGCATTGGTCTAACTAAAATAGAATCAATATTTTTTACACCTAAAGCTTCATACATATTTCTGTACGCTTGGTACATATTGTGCATTTGTGGATTAGAAGTTGCCAGCTGCAATTCCGTCTGAGCGAGGGAAATACGCTGTGTCTGTGAAAAAATGTTAGGGTCGGCAACTGGCAATATATCTACCCTATCATCAAAGTCAGATTGTTTAATCATCTTTTGACCCCCAACTACATCATACGGATACTCTTGAGGTAGATATAACTTGAATACTCTAGCCATTAATCTAAATTCATTTTTAAGAGCTGAGTAAATTCTTTTGTGAATAGCAGACATAGTTCTTGAACCACGTTCTAATAATGCAACTGTAGTTCCAACTGCTGCTTGTTGATTACCATCACCAACTTGTAAATCTGCAATCGATGCAAATCTTTGTCCTGCAGAAACTACCACACCCATTAATTGTAATAATGTTTGTGATGGTTCTTTAAATGGTAACATCATAAACGAATCTTTTAAATTTCCACCAGGTGCATCTACATCTCTAAACTCACCAGGTTGAATTGATTGTGCGTCATCTCTAATTCTAATACCTCTCATTTTGAAACCAGCTGGCAGATTAGATAACGTTCCCGCATCCAAGAGCTGTCTTAAAGCTGCGGTCGCTGTTCTTGACAGTCCACCAATCATGTGGATTAGACCGAACCCATAAAAACCTAGTCCAGGTAAAAATTTAAAGTGAACAAAATATTGAATTTTGTTTTTCTTTGCATCACCTATTTCATAGTTTCTTCTTATAGCTAAAATTTCTCTTGACCCTTCTTCTAAAGTTACAATGTATGGAACTTTAATTCCTGATGGCTCACCAGTCTGTGAATCTGTATCTTCAAAACCTTCAAGATCTAAATTCACATGACACTCTAACAAAGTATATAAATCATCATTCTTAGTTTTAGATACTCCTTCAAGCTCTCGTTCTTTTCTATCTACTTCTGATTCCTTATCTTGAGGTGCAGCTAAATCTATATCTCTATAGAAACCTGCAACCTGTTGTTTTCTTAATTCGTTTTCAGAAATTTTTACTTTATGAATGATTGCTTCCGCATCGTCCAATGAGGTAGCCGTGTACGGAACAACCAAATCATCCGCAGGAACAAATTTAGAAACTGCTCTACCTTCTACTTCATCAAAGTAAACTTTTTTGAAAGTAGATCCTGCTAACGGTAGATGGAATAACATAGAATCAAATTCTGGTTCATACTCTTTCATCTGATCCATAATTTGATAGTTCATAAAATCTTTTACACGATCAGCTTGTTGAACTTTATCTGGAGTTTGTAGTCCAAGAATCTGGGATCTTACAGGTCCATCAGCTGGTAATAATTCTTTGTAAGCTAAAGCTTGGAACTGAGTAACTGCTTCTGCAAGAACTGGGTGTGTTGCACCTGATGCTCCTTGAAAAGGTTCTGTTCTTTGATCGTATTTAAAACCTAATAAATCTAAACCTTGTATATAAGTTTTCTCCCAGTCTTTTCTTGACATGGAATAATCGTTATACTTTTGATTTAAGTCTGAACCTAATGATCCTAAAACATCATCAGGTAAAAATTCTGCTAAGTTTGAATAATGCTCGTCACCACCTTCTGCTGAAGCAGCGCTTGGATCAAAATTAATATCAACTGATCCATCTTCATTTTGAACTTGTTCAATATCTTCTGGACTCTCAAGTTGTTTTTCAACTTCTTCTACTAAAGTTTCTTGAATCTGTTCTTCTCCAGGAAGCGTAATTTCTTTTCTAGGCTCGTTTGGTAGAGCCTTGTCGATTGTATTGTCTGCCATTTATTTTCTCCGTATGTTTGACTGTTCTAACAGTATTATATTCATATTTCAACCCCTGAGGTGTTGGCCCTGATTTTGGAGGAGGTCCTGATGTCTTACGAAGATAAGATTTGTTTTGCATATTTCCCATACATCACACCACCATTTTTCTTATTAAACCTTTTAAATAACTCTTGTCCTGGGCCTAAAGCAAATTCTTGGTATGACATTCTGTCATCATAACCACCTTTACCACTGAAAAAATAATCTCGCATCCATCTTTCAGACTTAGGCATCGTGCCTTTATCAAAACCAATACGTCCACCTTCAGCCATCTTTGGAAAATACTCTTCGGCAAATTTATCTATATCCATACCTGTGCCTTCTTGACCACCTAGTTCAATGTACTTCTTTGTAACCATTGCATTATATTCAGTATCACCACCCGATAAAAAATTAACTCTGCTATCCATTTCTGTTCTGTAGGATGGTGGCATTTGTTTAATGTCTTGATTCTGATCTTTAATAGATTCATCATAATAATTTTTTCTAGTCTTTAAAAATTTTACAGCGTCTTCCATTGTAATAGCTTCTTCTTTAATTCCTTTATCAACTTCTTTTTGAATTAAATCTATAAAGTATTCTTTTGATGAAGTTCCATAAATACCTTGCAATAAAGTATCCGCTTTCTTTTTAAATTCTTCAGTCGTATATGGTTTTGGAATTGGTTTGTCTGGCATTACAGGACTCCTGCAATACCGCCTTTAGCTCGTTTTTTTTTATCTTTTTTTCTTTTTTCAATTAATTTTTTAATTGCTTCAACATCTAAATCGATTGAATTATTTGTTTTCTTAACTGGAATATTTGTTTTTTCCATATCTCTATACATTGCTCTATCTTCTTTATCCCCTGCTTCTCTAGCATCAAAAGGATTACTATAAAGTCTTTCAGGTAAATCTATTTCTTTTTTCTTACCATCCATCATTTCATATGGTTTTGAAAATGGATCTGCTCTATTAGGTGAGCCAGCTGCATAATTTGCTCTCATCATTCCGCCAACATTAACACCCATTCTTGCTTCAGCTAAAATTTGATCTATAAATTGTTGTAAAGGCATTGGCTCTAAACCTTGTTCAATCATATCGTAAGCGTATTTTTCATACTCTTCCATTAACATTGCATCTGCCATTTTCATTTCTGGTTTTTCTTGTTTAATAGAAGGTGCTTTGTCTAAACTCCTGATGCCTGATGCTTGATTCTCTGTAGGTGCATTTAGTGACTTTAATAAATCTCTATATTCTTCAGACTGCATTTCTTCCATTTCTGGAATGTCATCTGAACCCATTGCGTATTTTGATCTCATCATATTGCCAGTATAGTTTAAAATACCACCGCCTGCAAGATCTTTTCTAGCTTCTTCTTCCTTCATAGCTTCTTTAACAGCTGCGCCGAAATCGAACCCATCATCCATAAGTTCTTCAACTCTTCTACTAAATTCAGATTGTTTATATTCTTCAGCCATATTTTAATAATACACCTTTGG